AGTTCCAAGTTTCCAGTGTTGTTTAATACTAGTGTTGTCTACTTTTAAAGCTATCGCTCTTGCTCTTGCACGTGTATCTATTTTATCTGTAGTTGTTGAAGATGTAAATGGACCTAATGAAGAACTTGCTTCTGAATCTGTTGGATAGTTTTTCAAGTTTAATGTAACTCTTGCATCTCCAGTTTGAGATAAAAAGTCTGGAAGTACTCTTCTAATTTTCATCATAAAATCACCATCACCTCTTAAGTCTGCTCCACCACCTTGACCCATAGATATGTCAAAATCTCCAGATTGTATACTTGCAGAAATACCAGTTCTTGCTCCACCTTTAATTTGATCTTGTCCTGTTTCATGTTCATAGTAAACTGTAACACCATCAGTATTACCAACTGTAGTGTCACTTGTAGCACTTGAATCATATTCAGTAGCATGTGGTTTTCCAAATATTGATGAATCAAACCAAGATGATCTTGCAAGTGAACTTGTAGTCCATACTGGTCGCTCAGGTGTTGAATCCATAAAGTTATAAGTTACTGATCTATTATTAGATGCAGCACCACTACCAGGATAGAACCATGTGACTTCACCAAATAAGTTATTCAGTCCAGCATAGATATGGTTTTTAGGAACTGTATTAATATCATCATAAACATAATCTTCAACTAAACATGCAAGTGATTCTAGTTTACCAGTATATCTAAAAAAACCATTCTCTGACATCCAGTAAGCAGAACCATCAACCTCAACGGCTGCATTCTTTCCAATCAATCCACAGTTCGTTCCAACTTGTTGAAATGAGAAAGTAAATGGAGCGCCAACGAATCTCATAATAAATAAAGAAGTATCAGTCCAAATATAAATTGCGTCCCGACCTCTTATAGCTCCCACGACCCGTGTTCCATCGGCCAGTCTTTGTGTACCAGCAGTATTGGTTGCTGAAGGTGCATAAGAAGTTGTTGCATTGATACTCTCCTGATCTGACCAACGTATGTACATATCGTCTTGTGTACTAGTTGTTCCAATTGTTGTTTCTGTTCCAAAAAATACTAAGTGTCTATCAGGTGTTGAAACTAGTGTTTGAACTGCTGCTGTTGGTGCATTAGCAATGATTGTTGCTCTAGTAGACGTTGCACTCGTTGCATCTGAATCCCATTCAAAAGTTGCGCCATCTGTAATTGTTGCAATCAATTTATTTCCATAATTGTCCAAGGACCATAAACCTGGAGCCGTTACAATGTCACCCGTTTGTGATGCACCCCATTTCGTATAGTCCGATGCATCAGTAACTGTTGCTCCATCAGAGTGACTAGCAGCTGTTGTGTTATCTGATCCTCTGGTTAATCCTGATAAAGTTCCTGTTCCAGTAGCATTGGCTGTATAAACAATTCGTTCACTATCTATTAAGACAGTTCCTGAAGCAGGCATTGATGCAGAATTATCTAGAACAATGCTTGTTGATGAAGAAGTTAATGCACCGTCTAATGTATCTGTAATTTCTCCAGCAACAGTACCACCCCATAAACCTAGTCCCCAACCAGCAGCTGATTCTTCAACCGCAGGTCCAATTGAATAAAAATGTTGAACTCTTATTCCACCAGAAGTACTGGCTCCTGATCCAGATTCAGCTGATCCCATTTCAATAGTAATTGTTGTTGAAGTTGGAACCGTTGTAACCATGAAATTAGTATCATCAAAATCACTCGAACCAAAATCAGAATCAGTAATAGTGGAAAAATTATCCAAACGAACAATATCATATTTCGTAATGTTGTGATCAGATGCAAAAGTTATTGTAACTGTGGCATCACCGTTTGTAGTTGTAAAAGCATTAGTTAAAGTTGTTGTAGCTTTAATAGGAGTAATATCATAAAAAGCTCCACCTGAATAAATGTATAAAAATCTGTTTGTGCCTAATGCAGCGTATTTAATTCCACTAGCATTAACAAAATGGTGTAGTGCTGTGTTTCTTCCAGTAAGAGTAGCATCTCCAAGCTGAGCCCAGCCACCTATTTTTTCTGGTGTAGCATATCTAAAACGAACATAATCACCACTAACCCATTGGCCTTCACCACCAGTCGCTGTAACTTGTTTATTGAAACCTGGATCAAATCTTAATTTTTGTAACATAAAGAACCATTATATTATTAATTCCCTAATTTGGGAATACCTAACATCGGCCTTTTGTCGAACCTATTCTTATCAGCAAAAGGACCATTTACATGGTTATAATGAAGAAAGACTTGTCCGCAAGTTTCTCCTTCAAATGGTTCTCTCCAATGCTCTAATTCACATCCACTATATACTAGCATATCTCCTACTTCAAGCAAGACTTTAGTGCCTTCTGGGGCATTGGGTTTTATTATATTTTTACGTTCATCAATCACATTATCTGCACCGGTTCCATCTATAAATATAGGCCAAGGATCTCCTCCTAAATTGAGGGTGCAAGATATCTCACAACTAGGTCTGTCTTTATGCCTATGAAGAATGTCGCCTTTTTTATATATTCTAGCATAAGAGTATGTTGGAATTAATTGTAATCCTGTTTCTTTTTTCATTACTGGTAATACTTTCATCATCAAAGTTTCCATTACCATATCTGCATAATGTGAATAGGTATTAGGAATTTGTTGATCAGTCCAAGTGCCAAACATGCCATTATCATAAATAATATTATTTTCATACATCCATTTAACAGCGTCTCTTTTAAGCATAAAATAATTATATATAAAATTAGCCAACTCAAAAGATACTGCTTTTTTAATTACTTGATATCTATTTACTCTAAATGTCATACAAACATACCTTTCTGTAAAAAATTAAAAGACACTGATATTCTTATATCATTAGATTTATTAGGATCTACACAGTGCATTAACCACGATGGAAACATAATACATCTTCCAGCAATAGGCTCATAATGTGTTTCTCTCCATAATCTGCGGGGCGCTTTTCCTGGTTTTTGTCTAGGTCTAGACATACAAGCAACAGATCTTGGATCATCTATTTTTAAATGCCCTGAATTTTTAGGAGCTTTAATATAATAAACGCCTGACCATAATGAATTAGGATGTTGATGAGCTCTATTCATTCCACCTGGTGGGTTAATATTCGCCCACATATTACCTAACACAGGTTCACTATCTAAATGTTCTTGATCGTATATTGTTTTTTGACAGGCATATAACATATCAACTAGTTTTTTAAATTGTGGTTTTTCCTGCATGTCTATTGTTGAATGCCAACCTTTAACATTAGTTCTTGTTATACCTTTATCTTTATTAGCCCAAGCCATAATATCTCGTTCTAACTCTTGGTTAAGAGTTGGGTGTTTTATATCTGCAATATAAATAGGTGTTGGAAAATGTAATTCTCTAAACATTACTTAAATGGTGTGCCTCCAAACCACATTACTAAAGATTTTCTTGCTCCCCTTATAACTGGTTTTACTCTATGTCTTATAAAAGATGCAAAGAATATAGCTTGACCTTGTTTTATTTTTGCAACTTTACCTTCTGACATTAATTCTAAGTCCCCTCCTTCAAATTCAGATTCATGAGACAGTAAACAAGTCATAGATATTTTTCTAACTGGTGGTTCGTGAGCCATGTTAACATCATTATCTACATGCCAATCATAAAAACCACCTTCTGGATATTCTGTATATTGTGCAAACTCTGTTAATGTCATTCCATCAAAACCAAAATGATTACCATTAGTAGTCTTCATAATTTTTTCTATGTCTTTATACATTTCTGGCATTTTTTTAAAAGGTATCCAACTAATATGCGAAGTTCTTGTTTTAGTATCTAAGACACCACTTTTAATACCTTTTTCATTTCCAACTTGTGCACTTTGTTTTGGCTCAGCTCTTCCAGCTGCAATAATCATCTGACATTGTTTAGGTGTAAAAATAGGTTGTGTTGTTTCAACTATAAAGGATTTCCAACGTGGTTCAGTTATCATGCAGCTCCTCTATTTTTAATTGGATCAAATTGCACGTCACAGTTTGCAGCTAAAGTTCTTCTTGTTTCATTAGTTCCATTAAATGGATAAACCACATGTCTCATATCATATGGAAATATATAAAAATCTCGAAGATTCATTGGTGGTTGATAATCTATTTTTGCAAACTGACCGTTAGCCGCACCCAGTATCTGTAATCTACCATTTTGTTGTATGTGCCCTGCTGAGTATTCTCTGCCATAAGTTGATGGTAGTTTTAAAATCATTACACTTGATAGCCCTGTAAATAACATACCCCTATGAACATGTGCAGGATTATACTCATGTTGTTTCATTTCATTAACCCAAATAGAATTAATATGTAAATCATAGTCTCTTATTTTATTAAAATTTAAATAATGTTTAAAAATGGTTATAAGATAATCAGTAATATTTCTAGGCAATAAATTATGATTTTTCATTTTTGTTTGATCCTGACCATTATAAAATAACGAATGTTCGTCTGCTATTTTACCTACTAATTGTTTATTAGCTTTATGAAGTTTCTGAAAATTTTGTTCATAGATATGATTAATTGCTGTAAAAATATCTAAAGGTACTTGATATTTTAAAACAGATTGACCTAGAAATACAAAATCAAACTTTAGGTTTTCCATGTTGAGTTATTTGTTCTTTCTCTTTGTAATTACTTTCTAATTCACCAGATTTTTTAATTCTCTGTAATGATTGTAGTTGACCCATTACATTAAAAACTTCTGCGTCTGATGAATTTTGATTTAATGTTTTTGCTTTTGCTGCGTATTGTAAGCCATAAGATTCTAACTGATGTTGATTAACATCTTTATCATTAAATGATCCATCATTAAATTCTTTCTTTAACGTAGACCACATTTTAATTTCTCTCATTCTATGTCTAGCAACTTTTTCCATAGAAGCTTTTCCAAAATGAGCTTCATCTAAATCTATTTGATATTTAGTTAATTTATATTCGTCTTCCTCTTTTTCTACTTTTTTTTCTAACCATTTAATTTTTGCATCATTTCTTCTATAGTCAAATGATAAAGCCATTAAATTATCTAAATAACTAGATTGTTCTCTAACACATTGCCAATATTTTGCAGCTTTGGTTGGATAACGATTATCTTGTAATAC